GCAGACGAGTTTTTGGGAACAGAAATTGCGTTGGTAACAGTAATTGCAATGTATCGTGACGAAAATGGTAAATTATTAATTAAGGATTACAAGCTATGTTAACCCTCCTCGGCTCTCTCCTCGGTTTTCTAGGTAGCGCGTTCCCCAGCGTTCTAAAACTGTTTCAAGACAAACGGGATAAGGCTCATGAACTGGCCTTACTGCAACTACAAATGGAAGCACAAACAAAGCAGGGCGGCCAGCGGCTGGAGGAGATACAGATAGCTAGCCAAGCGGCTGAAATGCAAGCCCTGTACGCCAGCATACAACCTACCAATGTACGCTGGGTGGACGCCTTAAATGGAACCGTGCGGCCAGTAATTGCCTATGCGTTTTTCGCACTGTACGCGGCCATCAAGCTGTCGGCTATCGGTACGCATGGCCTGTACCCGGAAAGTATCTGGACGGAAGAGGACGCGGCACTGTTTGCGGGTATCGTGAGTTTTTACTTTGGGCAACGGGCGTTGAGGGTGAAATGAAAATCAGCCAAGCGGGAATTGACCTCATAAAGCGATACGAAGGCTTTGTTTCTAAACCATATTTATGCCCGGCTAAGGTTTGGACTGTTGGTTATGGAAGCACTCGTGGCGTTACCCGTGACACGCCTCCAGTAACCAAGGAGCAGGCAGAAAAACTACTGCGCCGCGATGTGGAAAGCGCAGAAGCTGCCGTGATGCGGCTGTGTCCTTCCCTAAAAAAGCAAAACCGTTTTGACGCTATTGTGTCTTTTACTTTCAACCTTGGTGCAGGTGCTTTGCAGCGATCGACATTGCGCCAGAAAATAAACCGTAAAGATCATTTGGACGTGCCACCGGAATTAATGAAATGGGTATACGCCGGAGGCCGCAAATTGCCGGGATTAGTGGCTAGGAGGGCGGCAGAGGGGGCGATGTATGGGGGTTAGCAATATACGCTGCCAATAATTCACTGTGCGCCTGTGCCTCAATTTCACACGGTTCAATGCTACTCATAATTTTTACAGCCTCTATTGCTTTCCTTGAAGCTCTCAAAACATCCCCTTGAGATGCTTCTATAAGAGAAGCCAAAGCAGCTATAGCGGCACTTGAGTGTGGGTAATGTTTTTCTAAATTGCGGCAAACCTTGTCATATTGCAAATAATAATCTTTTTGAGCTTCCCTAAATTCTTTATCGAAATATGAAGCCGGATACGAAGCTATATCAACTTTCTCTCTTACTACAGAAAAAAAATGCGGAATTTTTTTATCATCAGGATAAAGGTTTGTATATATGTGCAACACACGGCTAACAATATCCAAGCCAAGCAATACTTTTTGCTTTTCTGAAAGGAGTGAAAAATCTTGATTATTCATTTCTTCACCTCTTTAAAAACCTTTGTGTTAGAGTAAAAACAGTATTGAACGCCACGGATAGCAATAACGTAATAGGCTCCGGAGCCGAAATAATAGTTTTGCGGGGTTAGTGCTTTCCAACCCTTTTGAGAAAAGTTTTTCCAAAGGTTCCCTTTTTCGTCGTACCCATATTTTTCAAAAGGCGAAGTGCATTTTATAATAGAAGGCATTGTTTTTTCTTTTTTTGTTTTTAGAATCTTATTCTTATAAGAAAGATTTAATTTTAGTTTTTCTGTTTTTAAAATCATTTTTTTGTATTCTTTTTTTAAATAATCAAGTTGGTTTAGACGGCACTCAATTATCATGGCTTGCGCGGAATTAAAAGCAATGCTCATATTTTATTACTCCTACTTACTAAATCCTGCGCTCTTAAAATTGCGTTTTTCATTTCTTGCCCGACAAATAGCAAATTTATTGAACCACTTTCTACTGCGGCCAGCAACGCTTTTGCTCTTTCTAAATAAAAGATTTTGTCCCTGCAAATATCCGACGGCTCCAGCGTGTACAATTTCGAGTTTGCCTGGCTTATCCTAGCAAAACGGTCTTGACCTTTCGCGGCGCAAAGCTTGCCGCAAAATTTGTATTTATTTTTTTCAGCTTTAAAAGCTGTGCCGCAATGAGCGCATATTTTGGGATATATCTTTGGTCTTTTAACAATGGTCATTTTTGGTTTCCCTGTTTGATTTTGACTGCTTGCAATGTTTGCACAATCGACTGTGCAGTATTGAGAATGCCTCCTAGGTGGGGTAAACACCGTGAAGCATATACCGCACTTGCGCGGGGCACGGGCGGCTAGAGTAAAGGGGTGGGTCATTGTTCTTCACCCAAAATCTCTTGAATGCGTTTTAATTTGTGAAGCATGGAGGCTTCGATTTGTTGTTTTGATACCCAAAACTCAAGCATTCGTTTTTCATATGAGTCTGAAACCCATAACTTAGACCAGCCGCTTTCCCCTTTAATTTCAAAGCCAATTTCTGTATCTCGGCAATGATGGGCTATTTCACCAGCAACCTTGAAAAACATAAACACTTCTTGCCAATCATCGCGGGATTGTTCCCCGTTAACAATAAAACTGTATTGCAAATCTGGATCATCTTCAGGATCTGAACGGCCCACGTTGTGCTCGCAGTTCTTGTTCTTATACGGTGGTTGCCCGGTGAGGCGTTCGATAATTTCAGACGCCTTCCGAACGCTGGTTGTACGGACGTACAGTGCGCATTTTGGCAATGGTAATGGTTGTTTGGTCATGGTTATTTCTCCAAAAGATCAATAATTTGATATATTCTTGTTTCCCCGCCAGTGTTTGGGTCTATCTTCCCTGCTATAGTGACAGCACCAACAGCATCACTTCCTGCCTCCATCGCTGCCATTGCCGCTATTCTGCCGCTGCCAATGGCCCAGAAAGGCTTTGGTATTGTTTCGCCGTCCGTGTGTGTCTCTCCATGACACCAGACTCGTATTTCCTTGTCCGCATTTACTCCCATTATTGTAAAGCCTGTATTATTGTCCTGCGTGGCATACCTTTCGCGTTTCAAAATTGCTTGAATTGCAGCTCGTCCTTCAACAAGGTCGCCAGCAATGGCAAAATACACCGGGGGGCCAAACTGTTGATCTTGAACAACAACGACTTTTTCAGCCAGATCGTGTCCTATCCACCCGTTGTTTATAACGCGGGAATCAGTTGCTAGTGTGCCGTTTTTGTAAGCAATAGTTGTCATTTCCGCCCCCTCACTGCTTCCTCTAATTCCACATCTAAATTCCGCAACCGGGTGTTGTTATCCGTGGCCGGGTTGATGGAGGTTATTTGCACGGGTTCGGCAACGATTTCTTTGCCAGCAAACTGCACGGCCCTGACACCAATAAGCTCGGCCGTTGGCGAAACAAACCGCGTCCATGCCCAGTTGCCTGTATAGGCCCATAGGGTGACGATGGTTGCGGCCACGATGACAGCACCCGCAATGCGGCTACCTGTCTTGAGCATCCACCACAAAGGCGATGAGCGTTGGCGGTTTAAGGCGACGGTGGTGGTCATGGTTCAACTCCTAGTTTTTCCATTGCTACGGTATATCCGCACTTTTGTTTTTCTTTCGGGACGCGATTGTTAAGATATCTTGTAGCGTGCCTCTTATGGGCAAAATCATTGACAATCTCTCCCGCTATAACAACAAAGTGCCTTTTAAGTTCGGAAACATGAAAAACAATATTAACTTCCGGCTGAAAGTCATCCCCGGTATTCCAGCGCGCATGTTCTTTTTTGCATTTGTCTTTAACCGTAGGATATAGGTGTGTTAATTTTGCCTGGTCTTGACTCATAACTCTACTCCTAATCTTTCCCGCATTTCCTCCAGTTTAGCCCGGAGGTCTGCGACTTGTTCAAGGGAATCGGTACATTGCCTTAAAAGTATTGATAAGACGTTAGCGTTGTTGATTAATTCATCTGCGGGGGTCATTGTTTTGCTCCCCACTCTTTAAAAGTCTTGATTGCGATTTTTATAAAGTCTTTATCTCTTTGTTTTAGCGATTTATAATCCCTTACTAACACGTCTACTTCTTCGTCCCCTGTTTTAATTTCTTCTCCAAAAAATCGGGAAACACTAACCTCAAAAACTTCAGCAAGTGCTTGTACTAACATCACACCGGGGTTAATAGATGCTCCCTTTTCAATTGACCATAAATGAGCCTTTGAGCAGTTAACTTTTTCAGCAAGTTGTTGTAAGGACAAGCCACTTTCGGCGCGAAGGTGTCTTAGGGTCATGGAAATGGTCATTTTTCTTCTCCGGCATGTGCTTTTAAAAACTCAATGGCAGTTTTATCCCCGGCAAGATAACCTTTCACCATACGCTCTTTCAATTCATGCTCAAAAGATGAAACCGCACGATTAGTAAGCATCTTGATGATAATATTTGCGTACTTTAACTGCTCTTGCAGTTTGCTCATGGCTTTTCTCCCTGTGTGGTAGTCCCCAGCGGACTCGAACCGCTAACCTCCCGGTTATCAACCGGGTGCTCCACCGTTGAGCTAGGGGACTGTGGAAAACGTGTGTTCCAAATTTCAGTCATTTTCTCATTTACACGTTGGATTGCCTTTGATTCGTAGCGGTAGTGAGGCTCACCTATAAAAGAAAACCCCTGCCCAGCGTTACCGAATCTTTCATCATACGTTAAACAATCAGATACTTGCATATTGACAGAGGCAACGGCGCAATCATCGCAGGTTAAGTCTGCTTGTGTGCCAAGACCATCCCAGAACTTTGGCTCGCTACCGCAAAACGGACAAGGTTTTAATTTTTCGCTCATGACTTTTCTCTTTCGTTGGTAATGGTCTCAAATATATTTTCAAGCCGCCCGACACACTTAGCAGTACTGAAGCCGTGCCCACCGTCCTCCTTCCCCGCGCCGACCCCGTAACCCGAAAAACCCGTCCACACGGTTCCGTTCGGCTCTATCATCCGAACATATTGGTAGTGGTTATCGGTTACTTCCCATCGCATCTCAATCAGAACGCCGTCCACTTTGCGCGATAAAAACAACCCCGCTTTCTCTCCCCAGTAAAGGTTTTCAACACGTTCTGAGCCGCGAAAGATATTAATCATTGTTTGCTTGTATAGGCCAACAAATATAAGCCCAGAGCCAAGGATAACGTGGAAACATTCTTTCCTGCCGGGTGCTGTGCTTGTAAATCCCGGCCACTGACCGGGCGTACTGCGAAGGCCCTCTGGTGAAAGTTCAACGTCGCTGCGAGAGTCTTCACGAACGCCGTTTTTATAGGCAAATCCGCCGTAGTCACTGTAAGCCATCTCAATTCCTCCCCTCTTCATCATTGGCGTACAGTTTTTTAACCACAGGCGGGTTTAGGTACGCATCGGCTGCCTCAAACTCTGGTGTACTGGTGACAAAAAATGCAACGTGCGGCGGACAGCTTTTGATTATTTTAATCAGGCGGCTCAAGTAAAACCGTGCCTTCTCCTTTTCTATGCGCTCGCGTTCCTGTTCGCGCAAAGAAAACTCCAGCTTGGTTTCGGCAGTTTGGTGGTTCATAACTGTCTCCATTGTTTCCATTTTAGTAAAACTTCTCTTGCTGTTTGGTCGGCATCGTTAATGCCCTTTGTCCGCTGTGGCTCGTGAATTGCCTGCATTGCTTCAACGTATTTCTCTAAAGCCGTTCTTGTTTCAAAAATCAAATTGCGCACAGTAAGCTCCCGCTTTTCTTTTGCGGTTTCGGGGATCGTGCTACCTTTCCATTGGTAGCTCATGATACCTCTCCATTTTTGAATTTAGCGGCGTTGAGAAACGTATGCGCGTTCTGTGCCGAAAGAGTCCACAAGGGAGGCTCTAAAAGTCCGTCTCCATATAACTCGATAAGCAACGCCTCAATATGGGACAATGCAACCTCATATTTCTGCGCCAACACGTTAACATGGCTGTTTTTGTGCTTGGCGGCGTTAAGGAATTGCCTTGCCAAGGCAAAATTAATATGAGCAATCGTGTTAGGAGAAACGTTAAGCAAGAATTCCATATGAATCAGCGCAGACGCAAGCGCAGACTTTGCAATCTCGCACTCCATTGCCAGCTTGTTAATATCGCCCTTGCAATCGGATATTGCCTTGGCGGGGTTGGGTTCGTAGGGGGTCATGGCTGCTTTCCTTTTTTAATTATTCCGACTGTGTCAAGATGCGCCTCGCTACTGGAAACAGGGAGCAACTCAAGAAGCGGATGCACAAGATCGGGATATTTACTAAACAACAAACCAATTCTATGGTGCAAAACTCTCTCTCTTATGTGTTGCTCATATTCGGCTTTAATTTGGTCATCAATTTGGTCATCTGGAATTGTCATTCTCTTTGCTCCTGTAGGTTGCAGCGTTCGCAGTTTCGTACTTGTACAGTCAGTTCGTAAGCGAATTTTTTGGTTTCCCTGTCAATTATGTCAATATTTGTATGACTCCATTTTCCCCAATCGTGAAAACCTAGTGAGCATTTTATTTTTTCCCATCGTGTCATAATTTTCTCCTTTTTTTGGATGCCGCCGCTGCATTATATGGCTGTGTTTTTCTGATTTCTTCTGCTATCGCTTCCGCGTTGTTGCTATTGGAATAAGTTTCCATAAAATAAGCAAGATCATTGAGAATTGACGCTGGCAAGGCTTGTTTTCTACCCAATACTGCATAAGTAGCGAGAGAACTCATTACACGAGTCAACTCATTTTGATCTTGTTTTAATCTGGAAAAGCCCACTTGCAGTGCGTTAATCATTGCCCGTTGCGCGTCTGGCAATTGCTCTGGCTCTAAATGCGCCAAAGCAATTAAAAACAATTCCATTTTTTTATCTGCGTTGCTAGTCATGGCTGCACCTCTTTGCTGTTAACTTTGGCTACAATCTGGGAAACGGTGGCGTAAAAATTTACCAACTCTTCCTTGATTGATTCGTGGTATTTTGGATCGGGCAGCACTCGTTTGACAAACAAAGGCAGCCCAGGGCAGTAGGAAACAAAATCAATCCATTGCCGCCCTGTTACCAGCAAGCCGCCTTGTAGCTGGGCAACGTGATCTTCTGGCACTTCTCCCTTATCCAGCACTTCCACTTGCAAGTGCGGAGCCTTGGTTTTGATTTCCACAAGTCCAGCATCACCCACAAAGCCGTCAGGCGAGTAGCCAAGTTGCAACTTTTCATCTAAGCAAAACCCTACTTGCTGCACGTTTTGGAATGAGTGTATCTCATATGCTTCCCGTGCTTCTGGTTCCAATAAAATGCCCCGTTCCATAGCTTCGGATGTTCCGTATTGCGTGGTGCTGTTTATAAGGCGTTCAGCGGCTATTTTGTAAGCATAGGTTAAGCGGCCTTTGCCCTTGCCCTTGGAGAACACGCTTTCAAGGTGCGAACATGTAACAATCCCGGTACGCAGCGCAAACCAAGTTCCTGAACGCTGCTCGCAATCAATAATCTTCATCATGACTGCACCTGTGCCCGGCGCATAGCTGCCATAACATTTTCAAAGTGTTTTGATGGGACAGCGTAAACATTGTTTCTATATGTTTTTTCAAACCATTCTTGTGCATTAGGATTAGCATTATCCACTAAACGCTTTAATTCATTGCGTTGGTCTGCGATTATTTCTGGCTCCAATGGTTCCGGCGGGTTCCCATCGGTATCGCCAGTGGAGATATTCAAAATGGCGCACAATGCGTACCGTTTTCCGTATGTCACGGTAGAGCCGATTTGTTGAGCCGGGCTTTTTGCCCCTTGGGTGTCAATCGGTAGGGTAATAGTTGCTTTTTCCGTGTGCCCTTGGCTATGGCGCAGAGCAGCGGTGACGCTTACCGTTTTTTCTCCTTGGTCAACAGTAAAAAACACAGAAAAACCATATTTTTGCAACGCTGGTGTAATAGCCTGATTAATATCCTCAAGCGGTGCATACTTTGCTTTAGTGTGGCTGTTTTCCCGGCTACGGATAACCCGTGGCAACTGCGGCTGCATTTCGGCTAGTGCTTCAGCGTAAGCCGTGGCGGCCTTTTCCTTACGGACTCGCTCTTGCACGTCTAGCAGGGCCTGTACCCGTGACAGGTCAACGCTGTCGTCGCGTATGACTCGCTCAAGCATCGCCACAAAAGCGTCCTGCTGGGATAGTGCCGGAGCGGTGTCCGCCTGTGTTGCAATACTGGTCATTTTAACGTCTCCTTTGATGCGGCGCGTGGCCTAGGGTTTTAAGGGCAAATCTCCAAGCTAGGCGCAGTGGAAAGCGCAACCGCCTGTAGTACCAGAACTGGCGAAGAATAATCACAGTGAACCCCCACCTAATGCTGTGGGAAGCATCTGCGGCAACCAACCGGATATTTCCAACACGGCTATTGCGCTTCCGGCAATCATTGCCAAGGCAACGGCAAGCCAAATTTTTGAATTACTGTGTTTGCGTTCAAACACTTTGCCGTCGGCCATAAGATACTGCGAGTAAGCATGAAAACCCTCGCCGTCACGGGCGGCCTTAGCTTTCAGTGTCATCCTGTGCAGCATCTCGTCTGGCGTTAGCTGTGTGCCGTTGGCCTCTTTTTCCCAGCTAACAAAACGGTGGTTGTTTGTGTTCATGACTGCACCTCCCCATAAAAAAGGATATAGGAATTTTCCTCGCGTTGCTTAGTGGTTATCAGGTCTAAGTCGCCCCATAGCCCTGTGCAATCGCCCTGTAGCCCTGTGCAGTCGCCCCGTAGCCCTGTGCAGATGCCCCGTAGCCCTGTGCAGTCGCCCCGTAGCCCTGTGCAGATGCCCCGTAGCCCTGTGCAGATGCCCTGTAGCCCTGTGCAGTCGCCCCGTAGCCCTGTGCAATCGCCCTGTAGCCCTGTGCAGTCGCCCCGTAGCCCTGTGCAGATGCCCCATAGCCCTGTGCAATCGCCCTGTAGCCCTGTGCAGTCGCCCCATAGCCCTGTGCAATCGCCCTGTAGCCCTGTGCAGTCGCCCCATAGCCCTGTGCAGATGCCCCGTAGCCCTGTGCAGATGCCCTGTAGCCCTGTGCAGTCGCCCCGTAGCCCTGAGCAGTTGCCCTCCATTTCGGGGTTTTTGCCAAGAGTTTTTACCCCATCAACATAATGATACAATTCTTGTTTGTCGAAAATTTTTAATGGTTTATTGTTTGTGTTCATGACTCTACTCCTAATTTTTGGGCTATCCTTGATATTTGCCAGTTAAGGTTTTTTAATCTTAACTGTGCGTCTATTTTTTCATCGCCAACTAGATCAAAGTTTTTAAGAAAAATACTTTGCAATTCTCGCTCCATAAACAAACCTTTTAGGGAAAGTGAAATACAGTTGGCGTTGTCGATAAGTTTCTGTGCGGGGTTCATGGCCGCACCTCCCAGGGCAGCGGGGCGTTTAAAGCCCGCCAGATGCGGCGGCTTTTAATCAGGTCAGCTTTCTTGGTTACAACATCCCGAATCGAGCGCATATAATCGGCAATTTCTTTGTCTGTGCCGTGGGTTAGGACGCTATCTAGCGCTGACCATGAATGCTGGCCGATGCCATCCCGCAACCGCAGGGCTTCGGATTTCTGGAACACGTCTTCGTTGAAAAAATAATCCTGAAGATTGTCAATCCGGGTGTCGTTGAAATCTTCATAGGCGTACCATTCGGCGGCTTCTTTATCAAAACCCATTTCTTCCATTTCAGCAACGTGATCATCGTACTGGCGATCAAGAGCGTTTTCGTAGGCTTCTGGCGACATAAGGGCGTTCCTTTCTCTTGCCCCCATAATAGTGCCGCTATGGCTATTGTCAACAATTATTTTTGCTAACAGCAAAAAAATATTTGCCCTTGGCAAAAATACATTAATGGTGTACACATAATTAAGAGGTGTTTATGAAACTTAAAGATTATAAAGAACGGGAAAAGATGACACAGACGGAACTTGCTGAAAAAATTGGCTGTAATGTGGCGTATTTAAACCAAATGCTGCATGGTGTAAAAAAACCATCGTGGTCAATGATGCAAAAAATTATGAAAGCAACAAATGACAAAGTTAAACCTAAAGATTTTTTTGAAAAGGAATGACCATGACACAGTGGCAGCCAATAAACACCGCGCCGAAAGATATTGATTTAATGCTTTATTGCCCAGAGAAAGGGCCAACTAATCATGAACGTATTGAAATAGGGGTTGCTTACAACTCGAAAGGAGGGACAAGGCATTCTTGGGCCACCCTTTGGGCTTATGTTCCGCCTTTCCCAAAACCAACCGAGCAAGGAGAATAACATGACCATCCCCAACAGTAAACTAACCGCCTTTGTTGAGCGCGTCGAGCGTATCAAGGAGGACATCAAGATAGGCCAGCAAGACCTCAAGGAGGTTTTTGCAGAGGCAAAAGCGGACGGCTACGATCTAAAGGTTCTCAAGCGGCTTATTAAGCTGCGCGCCGCCGATCCTGCCAAAGCCGAGGAACTGGCCGCTATCTTAGAATTATACGCCGCCGAAGTAGGACAGCGGGAATTGCCGAGGTTATTTGTATGATTGAGATCATCGCCCTAGCCGCCGCCGCTGCCCTTGTTCCGGCGATTGCCGCGTTTACTTGGATTGCCAAAAAACGGATTGATGAGTTGCAGGACGAGGTTTTTGCTCTCACAGATGAGGTGCAAGAGTTAAAGCATCGAGTAAACTATTGGGAGGGTTGTGCAATAAATGGGCGGCTTGTGCCTTTTGATGGAGTATTAGCTGAGCCTACTGCGCTGGCAATCCTCCGCAAAGCCGGGGAGGAATAGCCATGAGCACAACACCAGCAGCTTTTACAAATTACGGGCCTTTAGTCCGACATCTTGAGGGCACGCCGTTAATGGTTTTGGCAATCATTTTGCTAATTTTAAACATTGTATTTTTTGTTCATATGTTGCGAGGCAAGCCATGAGTGAAATTAGAAAAGAAATTATCGAAAGCTTAACCGATTATTATGACCTTGATAATGGAGAATTAGAAAAAGCCTTACGAATGCCTCTTGTTTATACAGAAAGAGAGTGCGTAAGAAACGTTGCTAACAGATGGAAAAAACGATTCCCAAACAAAGAAGAAACGTATAATAAGCTTTTGGAATTAAATTTAGAGACGGCCATGCCAGAGGCAATAGCAAAAATCATAGGTAATGATTCTTGGACTAAGATAACGTGCGATCAATGTAAAAGAGATGTCAAAGCTGTTGTTACAGTTGGTTCATATCCTAATTATGAAACATCTACAGCATCTGTATGTATTGATTGCATTGATATTTCAAAAGAAAAACTTATTGAGGCTATTAAAAAGGAATAGCCATGACCGACCGCATAACCGCCGCTGAATATCAGGCATAGCTATGTACTATCCCATCAACCCCGTGCCAGCCCCGCGCATGACGCAAGCAGATCGCTGGAAAAAGCGGCCATGTGTCCTGCGATATTTTGCTTTTAAGGACGA